CCTTTGTCATCGTAGGCTTTTTGGACGGATTCGGAACAATTGTCATAGCCGAACTCCGAGACGATTGCTGATACAGTCAGGGTGAACTCACGGTAGAAGATGGTGGGTCGGTACTTGCCGTCGATGTCGACGTAGTATTCGCCAAGGCAGGGGTTGATGCAGTTGATGACGTTTTCGAAGTCTTCGTAGATTAGCATTGCAGCGGTGCCGAAGATGACTAGGTCGAAGTAGAAGACGGCAATGGCATTGTAGAAGTTGGATTCGGAAAAGATGAGGTAGAGGATGCGTTCGCATTCCGCTAGCCAAAGTGAAGTAGGACTAGTTTGAGTGCTATCAATAGTACCCACACGCAGCTTAAACCACGGACGAGTGGGAGAACTCTTACCACTGACCAAACCACTTGCAAGGTTTCGCGCACAGATGACTCCTGTTGAATCAAGAATGTGTTGGTTGATCGGCGAGCCTCTTGCCATTTGATTAGGCGTAATGATCCACTTATAGCGCCGCGGGAGGAAGTAATCGGCCAACTCACGCCAGTGTGTCCACCAAGAGTAGCGGTTCACACGCAGGCCCAGCAAGCGGCCCTCGGAGTATTTGAGCGCAGCAAGGTCCTGGGTGGTGGGGGCGCGTTCACTCATTGAGCGGGGACTTTCCAGTGGGCTCGCCCTTGACCAATCGGCCCTCGGCGTGCATCTGCGCGGCTGCCATCAGCGCGAAGGGTTCGGCTGGGGGCGTGGGCAAGGGTCGGCCATTGGGGCCCTTGGGCTGAGAAGTGAAAGGGACGACAGGCATTTATTGTCCTAGCAACGATTTCTGGCCGTAGCCGGTGGCAGGCACCGCAGCGGAGCCGACGAACGACGGAGTCGAGCCTTGTGATCCGGACTTCTGCGAGCCGATGGGCTGTTGGACGGGAGGGGCTGCTTCGCCTGGAGTGGGTGGTGCGGCGGGGGTGGCAGCTGCTGGAGCACTATGCAGGCTGAACAACTCGCCTATTGAGTGAAAAACATCACTTATTGGTGAAACTGCACAGCGGCCAGATCGGCGCTGGACTGCTTGTTCAAGAAAATCCTTCATCGATATTCTCCCTCGCCAGTGTGCGGGTTGTAGACGTAGGACTTTGGGCCGGAGCGGGCCTCGATGCCGAGCATGGCGGATTCGTTGTAGGGATCGTACTCGGTGGCGACTAACGGGGCATGGGGGTGGTCGCCTCCGGCGAAGGCGTTGCGGGCGAGCGGTCCGGCGAAGGTGAGGACGAACGCGTCGAGGTCGTCCATGATGATGCCGGGGTTGTCCTCCATGATGTCTTCCTTCGACACCAGTTGGATTTCATCCTGCTTGTTGAAGGTGTAGCGGATCGCAAGCATTGCGGTGCGTAGGTCGGGATCGTTAGGGAGCATGCCGGATTTCAGCCATGCTCGTGCGGCCCCATACATGGCAGCGCGCATGTTGGCGTAGCGTTCGCCGGAGGTGTCGGAGGAGATGCCAGTGATGATGTCTTTGCCACCGAATTGGACTTCGACGCAGTATAGGCGTTGGTTGCGGACTTGATCGACAACGCCGCCGCCAACACCGCCGCCGTCGATGAAGATGCCGTCGGGGCGCAGGGTGGTGTAGGTGGAGTGGACCCTATTCGCCAACTCGGTGGTGCTTAGTCCGTTGAAGACTTCTCTAGGAATACTTCGTGCATCGCGCCCCTTGCGTGGGAAGATAACGGAATTATTGCTACCGAATCGCGCAACGTCAACGCCAATGGCGAGTGGCGTGTGAGCATCAACAAACACTTCTCTGTCAGGCGACATAGCAGCGTCAATATCAGCCGCCGAGAAGAACTCCATCTCGCCGATTCTGGGGAACTGGCCAAGCACACGAACCCTAACGAAATCCGAGTCCGCGCCATAGGCTTTGATCCATTTCTCGAATCGGGATTTGTTGGTGATGGGGACGGAGCGGGAATCGATCTGTCGGGAATTCCAGAATGCCGCGTGTTTGCCATCGAGGAAGCACTCCTTGAATCGACCCGAGTTGCGGGTTGGGTTGCCGAAGACGAGCCATAGGATTTGGGTCTTGGCGTCGGTGAGCGCGCCTTCGGCTGTTTCCCAGATGATGTCAGGGATGGCGGAAGCCTCGTCCATAATGAGGAGGAGACGTTTGCCTTTGTTATGCAGCCCGGCGAAGGCCTCGGTGTTCTTCTCAGACCAAGGGATCATGTCGACCCGCCACGTGCGCTCGCGGGAGGGGTCTCTAGATGTTAGGCTGGTGGCGTTGAGGACGAAGTGGTCTCGGGCGAAGAAGCACAGGTTGAACCAGCGGCCGAGTTCGGCCCAGGTTTTGGTCTTTAACTGAGTCTCAGTGTTAGCAGTAACCACTCCACGACAGTCAGGGTAGGTAGTGAATGCCCACAGTATAAGCATCGACACGAGTGCAGATTTGCCAACTCCGTGACCAGAAGCGGTGGCAAGCTGAATGGCTTCTTCGATGTCGAGGAGGCCATCACGGATTAGCTCCATTATATCTCGTTGCCAAGCCTGTGGGCCATCGTAGTCTTCGAGGACGGAATCCTTCTCGCCCCAAGGGAACGCGCCGAGGCAGAAGGCGAGTGGATCGTCGGCAACGGAGGCCAGCCATTCGAGCAGACCGGGGTCCATTGGGGCGGTGGGTTGAGCTCCCATCAACGACTCACTAGGTTGGTAATAAGCCAATGCTTTAGAAGTTCAATCTGTACAATTGGTTCATTTAAGCCAGTGATGTCGCCCCAGCCAAACAATCGAGGGAAATCATTGTGCTGTGGCATAACCATGAAGACAGTTCCAACCTTGCCCCATTCACCTGCATCAATTTGATCTGCAAGATTTCGCAGCATCGATGGAATGTCTGCTAGGTTCGCGACAGGAAGCTGCACAACTTCTGCGGTCATCAGGCGTCCTCTTCGGAGCGCAGGCCCTTTGGGCCACAGGATGGTCCTCCCCCGCCCGCGCTAGCTGACTGATCTACCAGCCCGACAGATGACGGATCAGGAGCGCGGGCGGGGGAAGCTGGGGCGCTGGCATGGGCTAGACTCGCCTGCGGAATTGGGACGGCGCCAGCGTCAGAGAGGGAGGATGCTCAGGCGTTGGCGCCGATTGCGAACGACGTGGATCATCCGCAATGGGGGAAAGTGGAGGCGAGGGCGAGACGTCGCGAGCGCGCGAGGATCGGTTGCGCGCCGCTTCGAGTTGGGCCGCGAAGTCGACGTTGACGTTGATGTTTTTGTTCACCTTGCCGTAGCCGGTGCGATCGAGGCCGAGTTCGGCCATGGCGACGAGTTCGCGAGTGGGGAGGAACTCGCCGTTGTCGGCGGCTGCGCAGAGCTTGTCCTCAAGCATCGCGAGGGACTTGGTCCGGACCGAGCCGAGGAATTCGGTGACGGTGTCGGCGGTCTCGGTCCAGTCAGCAGTGATCATTGCGCGGTAGTGGGCGACGAGGTCGGCGAAAGCTGGATCTTGCTTGAGCATGGATACACGGTTGTAGCTGATGCCACAGAGGGCAGCTACAGTGCCGTTGTCAACGCCGGAAGCAACTGCGCGGGCGATGCGGTGGTGGTTGTCGCGGAGGGAGTCCAGCGTCTTCACCGGGCGGGTTTCGTTCAGCAGTGCCAAGTCCTCACGACGAAGCTCTCGGACTTCGCCGAGTTCCATGTCGATAGTTTTTGCTCGGCCGCGCTGTAAAGGCATCAGATTCGTCGCTCGAATGGCGAGGTGGGTCGGTTGATCTGGAGGGTGAAGTCGCCCATGCGAAGGTTGAAGGCCGAGGCGATGGGGAGTCGGTTCTTCACGCGGACATTCAGCCTGGGCTTGTACAGGTTGATCATCTCAGCCTCGAGGGCGTTGAGGTCTTCGGGGCGGCAGGGGCGGAGGAAGATTTGATCGAACGCGATCCCTCGAATCGGCATCCAGTCGGGGGTGGACTTGCGGCCAAGTTGCGCCCGGTGCGCCGCGATCCGCGCCAGCGGCTTCTTCGACTGCCCGACGTAGATCACCACCCCATCCTTCGCCAGCGCATACACCGCGCATTGCAACATCGGCGAGACTTCCACAAACCCATCCAGCGCCAGCATGGCCCTCTCCAATCTTCACTATCCACTATGACATATCCCCCGCGGAAGTCAAGTCCGAAGAAGAGAGGAAGATACGTACATCTCAAAAACCGCTCACAGTTTATCCAGCAGGTCTGCGCCCCACGCGCAGACAAAATTTTGGCCCCACCCCCGTCGAGAGGGTGAGGCCGCGGAGGGATCGGTCAGGTGCAGGATGCGTAGAGCATGGCGATGGCGATGGCCGCGCCGAGTAGGCCGAGGGTAATCATGCCTTGATGGCCAAGGCGCTGTCATTGGCCTTGCGGAATGCGCGAAGGGTGGCAATGTTGGCATCGGTGAACAGCGCGTCGAACTGCGAAGCGTAGAACGTGAAGGGGAAGCGGCCGAAGCCATAGACAGAGATCGCGCCTTTCTCGGAGACCTTGACAGTCATCTTGCGCGGGTTGGCCTGCATCTGGGCAACCATTGCGATAAGCTGTTCCTTAGTCATGGTGTTGAGGTCGGTCATGGTGCAGTCTCCGTGTTGGTCGCATTTGCCGTGATTGGCTGCGAGCAATCGGGTTATCGCACGGTTCGGCTGGCGCGGCAAATCACGATGTTGTGATCGCCGGGCTGGCGCGGCTGGCACGCGGCTTGCATTCGCGCCCAGCTATTCCACTCAGCCTCCCTCAGACCCCTCTCATGTCCCTCTCATTGTCTGGTTCGGCTTCCCACACCCCTCGACCGTCCCCGGCCATAGGTCTACCTGTGTCTGCGTGTCTCTCTGTCTACAACCCCCATATATATACGACCGAGGACCTACCCTCAGACAGAGGGAGGGGCACCTAGACCGGGAGGGAGGGTGTGGTTAGTCCGATGAGGCAATGAGGGTGACATGACAGGGGTCTTAGAGGCCATTAGTGGAATTGGGGAGTGTGGGGAAAGAAATAGCTGAAGATTGTTGTTGCATTCGCGCCGCATCTGTGGCATAATGGGGACAATGGATGATTGAGAGCTAGGCAATGCCACGCAAGGTTGGTCCGCCGCCGGTGATATTCAAGGTTGAGCTGTTGAGTACCGGGCGAGAGTATCGGCCTGGGGATGCTGGGGTTGATGACTTCGGCGAGGAGCAGATTGAGCGGATTCAGGATAACTCGCCAGCGAGGGAATTACCTGATGCGCAGGAGTTGCAGGATGCGGCCAATCGAGCCAAGCGGGCGGATAAGCGCAAGCTGGCGGAGTTGCTGTTTCCAACCAAGCCAGTTGAGCCCAAGCTAGTGGCCAAGGCTATCCCCGGTATGCGGCCAGTTGGCGAGTTAGCAGGCCATGCTATCTATGTACCCAAGGCACCTTGGCGCAGGATATGATAGCCTATGCGACAAATCGCCGCAGTGCGCTGCAACATCGATCACAATTTCGTGAAATTCCGTGATCATTTCGTGATCGCGTTCTTGATTTGTTCGTGCTACAATGGTGCGATCGAACAACGCTAGGCCCAAGCATATCAGGGCTGTGTCGGCGCACTCTCGCCGGGCTGTTTGAAATCGGAGCGGGCCTAATCGCAATCATGCGATAGGAGGTCCAACCAATGACCGAAGTTCTATCTCACCCAATGGTGTATGTGCCGGGTTCGCTCACAATTGAGCGAGAAGCTAATGGACGCTTCAATCTGACAGGCAACTATCAGATACATGGCACACACGCTGCGGACCATTTCCAGCTTATCTATGAAGCGCTGGAAATTGCTGCACATTCAACCGATAAATTCGCGCCAGCATTCCAAGCTATGCTCAACGAATTGATGGAAAAGACTGTGCATTGGGATGATTGAGCCTAGGCCCGCTCCATTAGCACTATGAGCAAGGGCGCAGACTAGCGCAGGCTCAGGGATTGTATCGGGGAGGGCGCAAGCTCTCTGTATCTGCTACAACAGATACATTGTCTGCATGGTGACATGCAGGACTTGGGTGAGTACATCTGCTACAAAGGGTCAGATGTGTCGTCAAGCGTGCGGATTGTAGTTCGAGGCACGGATGATGTACTATAACGAGGCGTCCAGTAGTAACGCCTACACCCAAGCACCCTCCCCCGTGCAATCCCGCACGATTAAGCAACTGACAGAACGCCTGTGTTCTAGGGGCGCTGTTGATGCGAGCATTGAGCAAACAGGCCAGTTCGCTGGCCTCGGCGCGAGATCAAAGGCATCTCCATCCCTTACGATGAACGCATACAGACGTTGAAGCTGCTTCCAAACAAGAGGCAGAAGATTATGTCTGACCTAGACCAAGACACGACGGATGTTGCGCCGTCATCGTTGATTAGCTTCGCACTCAAGAACGGTGCTGGCGAAGTCTCCGTTGATACCAGCAAACTCCCTGACGCGGTGTATCGCGAAGCCCTCATGCAGGGTCTCAAGACCATCGCTGAACGTGGCATGTCGAAGCTAACCAAAGAAGCCTACCCCGACGAGGCCGAGCGCAAGGCCGCGATCAAGACCAAAGCCGAAGCCAATGTGCAGGATATGTACGACGGCAAGGTGAAGGTGACTGGCGCGGTCCGAGCAAAGAAAGTCAGCGGGGCGGTGATGACCGAAGCTATGCGCTTGGCGCGCAACTTGGTGAAGGACGCGATGAAAGCGAACTCCATCAAGATCAGCCATGTGAAAGCCTCGGAGATCACTTCCGCAGCGAAGGCGTTGCTGGAGCAGGATAGCTCCATCCTCGTCACTGCGGAGGC